GTACTTAAAAGATTTAGATGTGATTGCTCCTAATAAACCTAATAATCAAGGTTATAATAGAAGTGATGATGAAAGATTTTCTGGAGCTTATGTTAAAGAACCTATTCCTGGAAGATATGAATGGGTATATGATTTAGATTTGACATCAATGTATCCTTCTACAATTATGTCCTTAAATATATCTCCTGAAATGAAAATAGGAAAAATAATTGGATGGAATGCCGAGGAGTTTAGGAAGGGTGTTGAAAAAACTTATACAATAGAAATAGGTAATAAAACAAAAACTTATTCTAATACAGAATTAAAAAGATTATTTGCAGATAATCACATATCAATATCTTCAAATGGTATTATGTATCGTAATGATAAAAAAGGATTGATTCCTGCTCTTCTTGAAAGATGGTTTGATGAAAGAGTTGAGTATAAAAATCTTATGAAAAAACATGGTAATGCTGGTGAAACTGATAAGTATGAGTACTTTCATAAAAGACAATTAGTTACAAAAATTCTACTTAATTCAATGTATGGTGTTCTAGGGTCTCCGATATTTAGATTTTATGATATCGATAATGCTGAAGCTACTACATTGACTGGTCAATCGTTAATTAAATTTACAGAAAAGGTGACAAATTTTTATTACAATTCAGAACTAGGAGACAAAAAAGATTATTGTATTTACACCGATACAGACTCAGTATTTTATCCTGCCTCTCCTTTAGTTAAACATAGAAATCCAAATGCTGACTTGAATGATGATTCATTTATGACAGAACAAATTCTATCAGTTGCTAAAGAAGTTCAAGACTTTATTAACAAATCATATGATTATTTTGCTCACAAATTTTTAAATGTAAAGAAAGGTCATAGATTTGATATAAAACAGGAATGTATTGCTAAAGCTGGATTTTGGGTTACGAAGAAAAGATATGGACAATGGATTATCAATGATGGTGGTGTAAAATGTGATAAGTTAGATGTAAAAGGATTAGATATTGTAAGGTCAAACTTTCCTCCTGCTATGAGAGAATTAATGAAAGGTGTTTTACAAGATATTTTAGCAAGTAAGGATAAAAAATTAATCGATGAACAAATATTAGAATTTAAAGAGGCAATGAAAACAAAAAATATTGTAGATGTTGCTCTTCCTACAGGTGTTAAAAATTTAAAAAAGTTTATGATAAAAGGTGGTAAATCAACATTTACAAAAGTACAAAAAGGTACACCAGCTCACGTTAAATGTGCTATTATTTATAATGACTTATTGAAATATTTTAAAACAGATAATCAATATGGTCCTATAAGTAATGGAGAAAAAATTAAGTGGGTGTATTTAAAAGATAATCCACTAAAGTGTGCTGCTGTAGGTTTTAAAGGTTACGAAGACCCTCCACAAATTATGGAGTTTGTAAACCAATATGTTGATTATGACAAACTATTTGAGAGAGCACTCAAGAAAAAAATTCATATGTTTTATGATGCATTAAATTGGGATTTTCCCGTAAAAGAAGAAAACACATTAACAAGATTTTTTTAACTAGGAGATAAAATGAATAAAAATACAATAAACAGATTCATTCAAAAGTATAATTTAAGTGGTAACGCTGAACAAGTTAAATGGACTTTTAAAGATAATAATCTTTCAACGAGATTTATCACATCTGATAAAAGTTTATTAGGTTCTGTAAAACTAAAAAAATTACCTTTTGATGAAATAGACTTAGGTATATATGATACTGCACAATTAAAAAGTTTACTTGCAGTGTTAGATGATGATTTAAGTATAACTTTAACAAAACTAGAACAACAAGCTATCAATATGATTTTTAAAAATAGTGGTGGTAGTAATGTTTCAGTAAATTATACGTTATCAGACTTATCAGTAATACCTGAACCTCCCGCATTAAAAAATATTCCTGAGTTTGGTACATCTATAAAGATAGATTCTAATGTAATTGACAAATTTATTAAAGGTAAATCTGCTTTACAAGATACAGAAAGATTTACTATTGTCAAAACAGACACGGGTTGTGAACTTGTAATAGGATACTCTGCTACAAATTCAAATAGAGTGAGTATACCTGTTGAATGTACTTCGTGTGATTTAGATAACAATCTATCATTTAATGCTGACTTATTTAAAGAAGTGTTATTAGCTAATCGTGAGTGTAGAACTGCTACTCTACAAGTTTCTAATGAAGGTTTAGCTAAGATTGTTTTTAATGTAGATGATTTTGAAACAGAATATTTTGCAGTGTCCATGGAGGATGTTGATTAATGAACAACACTTTATGGGTAGAAAAATACAGACCTCGTGACTTACAAACATATGTAGGTAACGAACATCTTAAAGAAAAAGTGAAAGTATATCTTGAATCAGAAGATGTACCTCATCTTTTACTTTATGGTAAAGCTGGTACTGGTAAGACAACATTAGCTAAGATAGTGGTTAACAATATTGATTGTGATTATTTGTACATAAATGCTTCAGATGAAAATAGTGTTGATGCTGTAAGATTTAAAATTAGAGCATTTGCCTCAACGGTTGGATTCAAAGATATGAAAGTTATCATACTTGATGAGGCAGATTATCTTACACCTAATGCCCAAGCGGCTCTCCGTAATATAATGGAAACATTTTCGAAACATTGTCGATTTATTCTTACTTGTAATTATGTAGAGAGAATAATCGACCCAATTCAATCAAGATGTCAATCATACAAAATTGTTCCTCCTTCAAAGAAAGAAGTAGCACAACAAATGGTTAGTATCTTGAAACAAGAAAATTGTACATTTGAACTTGATGATATTGCAACTATTGTCAATGCTGGTTATCCTGATATTCGTAGAGTTATAAATTCTGCTCAGAGACAAGTTGTCGATAATAAATTAAAAATTGACACTACATCTATTATTCAAAATGACTATAAGATACAAATTCTAGAGATGTTAACTAGTGGTGCTAAACTTAATGATATAAGAAAGTTGATTGCAGATAATTCTATCTCAGATTACTCAGAGCTATATCGTTTGTTATTTGATGAGGTTGATAATTACGCTTTAGGAAAACAACCTGAGTGTATTTTAGCTATAGCTGCTGGTCAACAACAAGATGTGCATGTAGTGGATAAAGAGATAAACTTTGTTTCTACATTAATAAAAATACAAAGAATATTAGGAGAAAAATAATGCAACAACAAGTACCAGATTTAAGTGGTGTAGACTTAACACATGCAAAAGATATAATATGTGAAAAATGTCAAGGTAGAGGTTTTAGACAAACAATGATGCTAAAGAAACTTTCAGCTCTTGTGTCACCGAATGGTCAGGAAGCAATAGTTCCAGTTATGGCTTTTGCTTGTGATAGTTGTGGTCACATTAATGAAGAGTTTTTAGAAGCACCGATAAAAAGTGTGTGATGACATTATTTGATTGGTTAAATCAAATTCTTTTACACAAAAAAAAGTGGGAAGAATTTAGTGAAACAGAGAAAAAAACTTTTAATACTTTTATGGTAAATAGATTTCTTTCCATGAGTAAAGATTTTGTTGATGCTGTAAATATATGTCAAGAACACACTTTTCAAATGGAAGATAAAGATGTTTACAATCTCTATAAAAATTTGATTCCAAAACAAAAAAAGTTTTTAAGATATATAAAAGGTAAAAAAGATAAATATCCTAAAAAGTTACTCAAGTTTCTTGCAGAACATTTTCAAATAAGTCAAAGGGAAATTATTGATTATATGCCTATGATAAAAAAAGAACACATAGAATACCTAGGAAAACACTATGGTAAAAATAAAAAACAAATCAAGGAGATGATTAAATGAATAAATTATTAATGGCTGCGTTAGACCATTATCAAGCTCAGAGAACAGAAGCTTTAGCACACTTGGATTTATTATTCAATGAAGCGACGGTAATAGGAGAACACACAGACTTATTAACTGAAGTAAAAAAATGGACGGAAAGTTTATCACATGCTGAAGAAAATTTGAATACATTAAGGAGTAATTTTGATG